ATAGTATTTGTGATAAGGATGAATGTCATTTATTTTTGTGGACTACGCACAAATGGCTCCCAAAAGCTTTTAATGTAATGGATTGTTGGGGATTTTCATATAATTGTTGTATAACATGGGATAAAACATACGGATTTACACCTTTTAGTTTTATGTGGTCAACTGAGTTTTTGTTGTATGGACAACTTAAAGGTAAATGGAATAATCCTCCAGGTATTGGTAAGTATAAAACTTGTTTTACTGCCAAGCCTGGAGAGCATAGTAGGAAACCACATTCTGTTAGAGAAATGATTGTAGAATTTTGTGGGGACAAACTAAGAATAGAGTTGTTTGCAAGAGATAGAAATGAATTGTTTAATGAATACGAAGGATGGGATGTTTGGGGCAATGAAATAAGAAATTCAGTAAAATTACAGTTATGAGATGGATAGATTATCAGGAGTATAGATTTTTAGAAAATTTCCAGAAACAGCGTGAAGTTGCTTTTGCCCTTATTTTATTACTTACTGATAGATTTGTAGATAAAAAGTTTGTAAGTAAAGAAATAGCTAAATTAATTCTTAAATATAATGAAATATTATAAAGCAAATAGTCAACCATTAGTATCTTTAAATGAAGACCATGTAAAGGCTGGAGAGATTGTTTATACTGAATTAGGTAAGTGTGTCAAGAAGATATACTTAGATGAAAATATTTATTTTGTTGAAGTAGTGGAATCTGTTCTTAATGAAGGAGAAACTGTTTCTGAACTTACTCCTTTACAATTAGATCTCTTTTGGAAACTTAGTAATAATAAATTAAGTAAACATGAAAGTAAGAATAAAGACACAAGAGGATACATACTTCATTAAACTTCTTTTGATATTAAGTAATATACCTCCATTTAATAAATTAAGACCCCAGGAGTTGCTTCTATATGCCAATCTGCTTGAGGTTAATCATAAATTTAGGAATGTTCCTTTTCTTGAGAGAAACAGGTTAATATTCACATATGATACAAAGATAGAGATAGCTAACAAAATGGGTATTAAGATTGGGACGGTATATAATTTGTTGAATAGGTTGAAGCGCCTAAAAATAATAGGCGCTAATACCTTACTTCCCAGGTATCTTCTTGCTAAGGTACCAGAAGTATTATTTATTTTTGAACTTGAGGATGAGGACTAAAAAGAGAAAAATGCCTTTAAGAGGCAAGAATGGTCAGATATTAAAAGCTAATATATTAAATAAAAGATTTGGAAGATTAGTAGTTATTAGTTATGATCATACTAATGTATCTTCATACTGGAGATGTAAATGTGATTGTGGTAATGAAAAAGTAGTGAGATATAATCATTTAACAAGTGGTGCTACTAAAAGTTGTGGATGTATAAATAAGGAACATCCACATAATATATTGCCAGAAGGAGAGGCATCTTTTAATAAATTATATAATTCTTATAAAAAATGTGCTAAGAGAAATAATAGAAAATTTGAACTTTCTATAGATGAGTTTAGAGAAATTGTTTTAAGAAATTGTTATTATTGTGGCCGTAAACCTAATAATAGAGTACATATACAACACCTTAATGGTACATTTATTTATAATGGGATAGATAGAAAGAATAGTGATGGGGGTTATACTTTAGATAATGTAGTTACCTCATGCAAGGATTGTAACTATGCTAAACGTACTATGAATATAGAAGATTTTTTAGATTTGATTAAAAATATTTATATACACTTAAAATTATATGAAAGAAATTAAAACGGTTAATGATATTATAGCTTTAATAGAATTAAAAAGCTATATGATAGATATGGGAGCCAAGAAAATTGCCAAATGGATAGGTGCTTCTGAGTGTGATGTAAGGGAGGCTAGGAGAATTTTACGTGAGAGGGGATTTTTATATAGGGAGACTACTAAAACTAATCCACATTCAGTACCTAAGATATTGATTTTGGATATTGAAACAGCTCCCCTGCGAGTCTATGTGTTTTCTTTATGGAAGCAGGATGTTTATATAGATCAGATTATTTCTAACTGGTTTATGTTGTCATGGAGTTGTAAGTGGCTTTTAGAAGATGAAGTTATCTCACAGAGATTAACCGGGAAAGAGGTATTACAGGAAGACGACTCTCGTATAGTAGAAACTCTTTGGCACATATTAAATAAGGCTGACTGGGTGATAGCCCATAACGGATCGGCATTTGACTTGCCTAGGATTCAATCAAGGTTCCTTGTACATGGGTTACCTCCTACTACATTTTATCAGCAGATAGATACTAAGAAAGTGGCTGCTAAGGAATTTGGGTTTTCTTCTAATAAGCTTGAAGCTTTAGCAAGGGTATTTGGAATAGAAGGTAAGGATAAAACTGATTTTACTTTGTGGTCTGAATGTATGAAAGGCAACGAATCTGCTTTAGAATACATGGAGAAGTACAATCGTCAAGATATAAAAGTTCTTGAGGAAGTATACCTTAAGTTACGCCCCTTCGTTAAGAGTCATCCAAATTACAACCTCTACATTGATTCTGATAAGCCGGTTTGCCCTCATTGTGGGTGTGAGGAACTCACCTTTGTCGGGTATTATTATTTTACCCAAACAGGGAAATATAAGAATTATCGGTGTATGAAATGTGGAGCTTTATCAAGGGAGCGTAAGACAGTATTTCAGAATAGTAAGTCAATTTTAGTTAGTAATGGTAAGTAAGAAAGTTAAATGTGTACGTTGCGAGGCTTTAGATAGAAAGCAACAGAGTAAAAAGATAATGTACACTAAAGATGGTGTACCTTTATGCACTATTTGTATACAGGAGGTGGCAGAAGAAGAGGAGTATTTTAAACATCTGGAAGATAGATGTATAACTGAGGAATTGTATTATGAGTTTGGATCCAGTTAAGAATTTAATTAATAGCCTAGCAAAGGAAATGGAGCTAAGTCCTCTTGATATAGAGAGGGCTTATAAAGCTCCTTTTGAATTACAGTCCATCATCATGAGGTATAGGTGTGACAGGGAGAGACAACATTTCCCCTCCCTGCGCATACCTTACTTCTTAATATTCTTCTGCCCGGAGAAGAGGAAGCAGAGGCTAAAGAAATTACAGGAGATGAAGAAAGATGAGACTAATTGATTTAGTTAACAACCAAGTTACTATATCAGAAGAAGCTTATTTATTAAAACCTTTTAAAGCGATTTGGGATAGAGATAAATCTAAAGATAAAGCAAGAGCTTTAGCTGAGATGGGATATATCTATTTTATGGAAGATTATAAATCTGATTTTTCAGATATAGTAGATGAGAAAGCAAGGGAAGCAGAGGTTGTTGGAAGTGTAACTCTTCCCTCCGGTTGGAAGGAAGATAAGGTTGTTAATGCAGCTAGAGAGTTCTACCGTAAAAGGAGCGAAGAAATTCTACCTTTATTATTTCTACGTGATATTAAAGTTGGTGTAGATAAAATGAGGGTTCAATTTAGAGAGGTAGACTTTCTGGCTGTTGACAGCCGGGGTAAACTTAAGTATGATATAGAAAAGTTTTCAAGAGTAGTAGAAAAAAGTGCCTCTCTCTTGGAAAATCTTATTAAGCTTGAGAATATGGTTAAGAAGGAAGTACAATCTAAAAAGGATAAAGTAGGCTCTAAGAGTAAAGCTTTGTTTGAAGATGGTATCGAATAATGGAGTTTAATAAATATCAATCATTATTAGATGAATCTAAATTAGATAGAGAAGTCTATGATGAGGTAATAGAATTTCTTTCTACGGTTAAGTTCCTTCAAAACTTAACTGATCCTAATAGAAAAAGAGCTTGTGAGTGTGAGAAGGATGAATTTGGTCGAGTTAAAGTAGACCTTACTAATCCTCACATTCTTGAGGATATGGACTATTTTCGTCCAAGTGCTATTCATTATCAAAAATTTAAGAAATATACTAATTTATATCCTAACTCCGCTCCTAATTCTGAATATCGTAGGTTCTGGAGAGAGGAGGCAAGACGTTGTAGGGAAGGATATATGCGAAGCCTTGATGGAGAATGGATTCCAGGACCTTACTATTTCTATCTTAATTATTCTCCTATAAGAAAAAATATTATAGTTGAGGGTACCAAAAGATCTGACAGAATAAAAGATTTTCCTGATATATATGATGGTAGCTATCTATATTTTCACTATTTGCAACAAGCTAAGGAATATGGGAATCACTGTGGCATCCTTAAGAGGAGGGGTGTGGGTGCATCTTATATGGGAGCATCTGGTTTAGCAAGGATACTTGTCCTTGGAGATACATCTATCAATAAGGGAGATGTTCAGGCATTTGCTATAGCTAATGAAAAGGAGTATCTTATAAAAGATGGTATTCTTAATAAATTTGATGATAATGTAAATTGGTGTGCTTTAAATACTCCATGGCCTAGATTAAAGAGTCAGGATTCTTTAAATAGGATGGTTTGGGAGATGGGATACACTGATTCTGAAGGATTAACACAGGGGACACATAATTCTGTAATAGGTGTTACTACACAAGGTAACCCTCAACATGCTCGGGGAAAAAGGGGATTTATTTGGTGGGATGAGTGGGGGCTTCATCCAGATCTTACTGTTGCATGGAATATAGCCAGGGAGTCAACTGAAGAAGGAGATTATGCACACTCTACTATGGTGGGAGCAGGCACGGGGGGCACTGTAGGAGCTGATTTTGTGGGGGCTGAAGAAATGTTTTATAATCCTGTTGGTTATAATATTCTTGCCTTGCCAAATGTATATGATAAAAATATTAA